GAACAGCCAACAACAGAAGGTACTCAAACATTGTGATATATCCAAATTCAAGCCCTGAATTCCGTGTATTAGTAAAACAAGACGGGAAGCAAGAGTTACAAATTAGGTATATAAATACTGCGCAATCCTACACAGGTAAATGGCAACCAATAAAGATTGAATATGAGTGTGACAACAGTACAGACAACGCATAGTTTTACTTATAATGCTGTTATATTAAATGTGTTTCACGCCAATAAAGGTCAAGGTTTACCAATGCACGGTCACGAATATGCACACGCCACCATGTGTAACGCAGGTTCTTGTCGCATAACTTTGGATAATGGCAAATCAAAGGTTATTGATAAAAACTCAATGCCTGTTAATTTGTTGGCAGGAATACAGCATGAAATTGAAGCATTAGAAGATGGTACAGTATTCGTAAATGTATTTGCTGAAGGTAAAAATTAAGATACAATTGTAAATACAAGATAAGACATGATGCGTACCTCGTGAGTGCATGGGGTAACTAACCAAGAACAGGGGCTATCATGGCAGTTTTTAGTAAATCGACACTAACCCAAGTGAGTGGGTTCGACAACCCTATTATTGCAGGTGAATTGGTATATGACCAACAAACTTTTTGGAATTTGTCATTAACATCCGAAGATGGCACAACGCCTGTAAATCTTACGGGCGCAACTATTGATGCACAAATCATTCGAAGAACATTAACTAATGTGCAAGATACCCGATATGGTTTATCTTTTGACATTAGCAATTACACGCCTACACCTACTGCAATCCCGTTGACTATTTCAAACCGTGTTGATGAAACAGGTTCATTTACATTAGTAATTGATTCTGATTCTTGGGGATTGATAACAACTGATGACCAAATGGCAATTAATTCAGTAAACGGTGCAGGATTTTCGGGGCGCATAAAAATTGGATTCCCGCAATCGGGAACAACGCCACCCGAAGATAATGTTATTTTCTTATTATTTTTAGTTCGTTCAGACGGCATTGTAAAAGTTTAAGGGGGCAGACATGGCAAGGTTAAATGTCAATGCTGTACCTAGTAACACGACAGTTACAGTACAAGACGCAAACAATATTACTGCCAATATACAGGGCGGTAATAATGTTAATGTCACCGTTACGCCAACGCCAAAGCAGATAATTCAAATTAACCGTGGCGTTCAAGGTCAAAGTGGTGGCGATGTTATTGGTGGTTATCCCGTAAATATTACGAGTGCTAATCAATATGATGTTTTAATGTTTGGTGTAGGTGAATGGGTGAATACCCCACAAACCGAAGTAACTGATGGCGGTAATTTTTAAATTCAAGGGGTATTAAATCATGGCAAATACAATTCGCATTAAAAGACGGGCAAGCGGTGGCGGTTCAGGCGCACCAACTACATTGCAAAACGCTGAATTGGCGTTTAACGAAGATACAAATGTTTTGTACTATGGTACAGGTACAGGTGGTTCAGGCGGTTCAGCAACAGCAATTATTCCAATTGCAGGTAATGGCGCATTTGTTGACACATCAACAACGCAAACCGTTGGTGGTACTAAGACATTTAGCAACACAATTACGGGTTCAGTATCAGGCAACGCAGGCACAGCAACAGCTTTAGCGACTTCACGCACAATTAGCGTATCAGGTGATGCAGACGGTTCAGCATCGTTTGACGGGTCAGCTAATGCTGACATTGCTATTACATTAGATACAGTAAATGCCAATGTGGGTTCTTATACTAAGGTAACCATAAACGCTAAAGGTTTGGCAACGGCAGGTTCGCAAGCATCATTGTCAGATTTATCTGCACCAACAAGCGCATTTAGCTTTGGTAATCAATCTCTTACAAATTTGGCTGACCCTGTTAATGCCCAAGATGCAACAACAAAATCGTATGTTGACAGCGTTGCACAAGGTTTAAATATCAAAGCATCAGTTGTTGCAACTACAACAGGCAACATTACATTATCAGGTTTATCAACACAAGCAAACGGTGATTGGACTTCATCACTAACCGCAGGTGACCGTATTTTAGTTAAAAACCAAACTAATGAAGCAAATAACGGTATTTATGTTGCTGATTCAAGTACATGGTCACGCAGTTCAGACGCAAACACATGGAATGAATTAATTTCAGCGTTCACATTTGTACAAACAGGTGCAACTGAAGCTGATACAGGTTATGTTTGTACGGTTGATGCAGGCGGTACATTAGGTACAACGCCTGTTACATGGACTCAATTTAGCGGTGCGGGTACTTATGATGCGGGTACAGGTTTAACTTTAACAGGTAACACATTTAGCATTACAAATACTGCCGTTACAGCAGGTTCATTTGGTTCATCAAGCAAAACATTAACGGCAACCGTTAATTCACAAGGTCAATTGACTGCATTATCTGATACTAACATTGCAATTGCTAATACACAGGTTAGCGGTTTAGGCACAATGTCAACGCAAAATGCAAACAATGTGGCAATTACAGGCGGTTCAATTACCAACTTGACTACATTTGATGGCATTACAATTGACGGTGGCACTTATTAATTAACCCTGCTATATAGCAAAGAAGGGATAGCCCTATGGCTAACAAAATTATCCTAAAGAAAACATCAACGGCATCAAAAGTGCCGTTGCCTGCCGACTTAGAAGTTGGTGAAATTGCCGTAAACTTAGCTGACCAAAAGTTATACAGTAAAAACGCAAGTGGTACTGTTATTTTGGTTGGTGATGGGCAAGGTACGGGGGATGTAACGGGTGGTTTATCATCCACGGATAATGCGTTAGCCCGTTATGACGGGACAACAGGTAAGGTAATTCAAAATTCTACTGTTACCCTTGATGACAATGGTAATTTAGCCAATGTTAATTCTGTCGGATTTGACACAACACCTGCAACTGTACCTGCGGTTGTTGGCACAATGTCATGGGATGATGGTGATGGCGTAACATCCACTTTATTAAAAGGTGGCAATGTTACTTTACAAAACGGCACACAAGAATACGCTAGGGTTTTTAATAATAGCGGTGTAACCGTTACTAAAGGTCAAGTAGTTTATATTTCAGGTGCGCAAGGCAATCGTGTATCTGTTAAGTTAGCAAAAGCTGATGTTGAAGCAACTTCTTTTGGCACAATTGGTTTAGTTGCAGAAACAATTGCTAATGGTGCTGAAGGTTTTATTATTGTTTCGGGGGCGTTATATAAGTTAAATACAACAGGATTAACCGCAGGGGCAACTGTTTATTTATCACCTACAACGGCAGGCGCAGTAACTACGACTAAACCTCAAGCCCCAAATCAGTTAGTTGTTCTTGGTTGGGTGGAACGAGTTGATAACACCGTTGGGTCAGTCTATATAAAGATTGACAATGGTTATGAATTAGATGAATTACATGATGTACAAGTTACATCACCGCAAAGTGGTAATTTACTAATTTATGATGCAAGCACAACGCCAACAGGCGTTTGGAAAAATGCAAATCTAACAGCAGGTGCAGGAATATCTGTTACTAATGGCGCAGGTTCAATTTCTATTGCTAACACAGGCGTTACATCAGTAAGCGGTACTGCACCAATATCATCATCAGGTGGTGCGACCCCTGCAATTAGCATAAGCCAAGCAACAACATCAACCAATGGTTACTTATCAAGTACAGATTGGAATACATTTAATAACAAAGCAACATTACCAAGCCAAACAGGTAATGCAGGTAAAGTATTGGGCACAGATGGTACAAATACTTCTTGGGTTGAAGGCGGTGGCGGTGGTAGCGCATTTTTCACTAGATATAACTTTACAGCTACTGCAAGTCAAACAACATTTGCTGTTGGCGTAACATTAAATCTTATTGAAGTTTATAACAACGGTGCAAGATTAATACCTACAACTGATTATTCAATTAGCGGTACAAATGTAATTTTAGCTTCAGGCGCAAGCGTTGGTTCAATTATTACTGTTTTGGTATATACAACATTTGATGTTGCTAATACCTATACGCAAGCCCAAACGGATGCTTTGGTTGCAAATAAAGCAAATACTAATGGGTCAAATGCAACAGGTACATGGGGCATTTCAATTAGCGGTAATTCAGCAACGACGACATCAGCAACAACATTAGTAACAAATGCTTCACAATCAGGATTAAATTTTGGTGGTGTTTTTGCACTTACAGGAAGTGGGGCAACAACTTCAAATAGTACAGGGATGCGATTATCTGAAAATTACGGTGCTGTTTGGAATGGTGCGGATGGCGCAACATGGCATCATCAAATGATTAATGGTTCATATTTATGTGGTTTTAATGCTAATGGTGGGAATTTTGGAAATGGTAATTATTACGGGACAGGTAATATTACCGCTTATTATTCTGATGAAAGATTAAAAACAAAAACAAGATGTATTGATAACGCTTTACAAAAAGTTTTATCTTTAGAGGGTTTTATTTATATTGAAAATGAAATTGCAAAAAGCGTTGGGTATAAAAACAATAAAGAACAAGTAGGACTTTCTGCGCAAAAAGTTCAAAAAGTTTTACCTGAAGCCGTTTCTATTGCACCTTTTGATATGCAAGGTATAGCAGAAACGGGTGAAATAGTTTCAAAATCAGGTAAAAATTATTTAACTGTTGATTATTCTCGAATTGTACCTTTGCTTGTTGAGGCTATTAAAGAATTAGAAGGACAAATTGCTGAATTAAAGGCTAAATAATGGCATTGCCGACATCAGGAACGCTAACATTAGCGCAAATTCAAACAGAATTTGGCGGTTCAAATCCTATTAGTTTGAATGAATATTATGCGGGTGGCGCAAATGTACCCGCAGGTACTTCAGGTACAAACGGGGCTGTACCATCATCAGGCACTATTAGCATTAGCAGTTTTTACGGTACTGCAAAAGCAACAACATTCAATGCAACTATTTCATCAAATCAAGACCGTTTAAATTTGCGTTCATGGGCATTGGCTAACGGGTGGAATGGCACAAGCCAAGCAATTATTACTTTGGCATCAGGCGTTTGGATTTATTCAGCGACTACTGCAACACCCGCATTAACTATTGATGGTTCATGGTCAGGCGGTATAACATTTATTAATAACGGTAATGTTATTGGAATGGGTGGTAATGGCGGTAATGGTACAACTACTGCGGGAACAGCAGGTGCAGGTGGTGGTACAGGTATTGCCGTTAGCACATCAGTAACAATACAAAATAATTCTAATATTGGC